TTCTGTTCGCCAGGACAGACAGTATTTACAAGCAGATTCCCGGCTGCGATGTGTTCGACATCGAGCGCGATGCGCGAAATTTTGCGGGTTCGTGCCACGTCGTGGCACACCCACCGTGCCGAGCATGGGGTCAGTTCGCCATGTTCGCCAAACCACGCGAAGACGAAAAGGCGCTGGCGCCGTGGGCTATTGATCAAGTCAGAAAGTTCGGCGGAGTTCTTGAGCATCCGGCCAACTCGAAACTATGGCCAGAGCTTGGCCTTCCAGAACCCGGCAGCCGTGACGAGTTCGGCGGATGGACCTTGCCTGTGCATCAACATTGGTGGGGCCATCGGGCAGAAAAGAAAACGCGCTTGTACATCATTGGGTGCGAACCCAAAGACATACCTGCCATGCCGATCCGGCTGGATGAACCGACGCATGTCATTGGCGATGTTGGTCGGGCAGGTAATGGAAAGCGCCCGGAAGTAAGCAAGGCAGAACGCGAACATACACCGCCTGCGTTTGCTCATTGGTTGGTCGAGCTTACGCGGCGGTGTCAGGCGGTGGCGGCATGAACTACTACGAGCATCACATCGGCGACTACGCAGAGGCGACAGCGCACCTGTCATTCGTCGAGGACGCCGCCTATTCGCGACTGATCCGAAAGTATTACTCGACCGAGAAACCACTGCCAGCAGACATCAAAGCCGTGCAGCGATTGGTCGGAGCACGCACAAAAGAAGAAAAAAATTCTGTCGAGGTCGTGTTGTCAGAATTTTTTTTCCTCAGTGACGACGGGTGGCACAACTCACGCTGCGATGCGGAAATTTCAGCATATCGCGATGGAGAACCCGAGCGCGAAGTGAAGAAAGCGAACGAAGAAAACCGCCTCAAGCGGCATCGCGCAGAACGGGCTGAACTCTTCAAACGCTTGACTGGTGCAGGGCATCACGCTCCGTGGAATATCGGCATGCAGGAATTGCGCGATCTGGTTAAGCGAATTTGTGACTCTGGTGCACCGCAACCTGAAACGCCAACTGAAACGCCAACTGAAACGCCAACTGAAACGGCACCTGCAACGCCTGCAACGGCTACCCAGTCGCCAGTCGCCAGACACCAGACACCAGATGTAAACCCACTACCTCAAAGCGTGTCGTGTACCCAACCGGAGTTACGCGAGCAACCGCCAACCAGCACGCGCAAAGGCCAGGTCTGCGGACTGCTCCGAAAGGCCGGCATGGCCGACGCCGCACCGCACTACCTCGACGACGCGACATGGGAAGCGATCCTCGGCAAGCGAACGAACGAGGAAATCGTCGAAGTCGCCCTGGCGAAGATGGCCGCAAGGCCGAACCAGCGTACCGGGCTGAAGTACATCGCCCCGGCACTGCTCGAAGACCCGGCGCCGATGGCCATCAACGGGCAGCAACCGCGGATGACGCAGCACCAGCTCAACCAGGCTGCAATCGCCGAATCGCTGTTCGGTCAGCAGTCCCGAGGACAGGCAGCAAACACCGAAAAATTGATTGAAGGGGAGGTTGTCCATGAACGCGCCTGACCGCATGGAGGTTGTCGTCACCAAGCTTTTCGCCCGACTGCAGGGCATCTACGGGACGAGCTTCACGTCGAAGTTCTCGACCGGATTCAACCAGAAAACCCAGCGTGACGACGGGTGGGAAAACGCCAAGGCTGTCTGGGCCGAAGACCTTGCCGGATTCGATCTCGATGCCATCGCCTACGGCATTCGAAACGTTGATCCGGAGCGCGCACCGAGCAGCAGGATGTTCGTCGAGTTGTGCCGCAAGGCGCCGCGCAAGGCTACGCAGCAGGCACTCCCGTACCGCCCGACCGATGAAGATCGCGCCAGGCTTCGCGCAGTGGCTTCCGAGGCCGCAAAAGCTGTCACCTTGACCGACTACGACCCGCTTACATGGGCGAGAAAGCCGAAGTCGCAGAAGGCGCTCGACATGGTTCTCGACGGCGCGAAACGCAACATGGCGCTGGCCCAGATCGTGGTCGAGCATGTCGCGAACGGCATCTGCAACGAGGCCGGAAAGCTGCTCAAGCGCTACAAGGGGCAAGGGCAATGGGTGAAGGCATGAAGTGGGTCCGCATCAGCGATTACGCCCTGCGCTGCGATCCCTGGACGATCTGCGCGATTACCCACGGCGAGGGCTACAGCTTCGAATTCTGGCACGACAAGCAGCCGGCCTGTGTGGGCCGCTTCGCTTCGCCGGCACTGGCCAAGGCCGAGGCTTTGAAACTCGAATTGGAGCAGCGGGCATGAGCGAAATCGTTTCCCTGGTCATCGCCGGCGAACCGGCGAGCAAGGCCAACAGCCGGAAGATCGTCACCTTCGGCAATCGACCTGCCTCGATCAAGTCGGACAAGGCCCGCAACTTCGAGAAGTTGGCCATGCTGCAGATCCCGAACGAAGCCAAGCGGATGCTGACCGGAAAGTTGCGCGCCACCATCCGGATTTTCTACGCCAGCGAGCGGCCAGACCTCGATGAATCGGTGGTCCTCGATGTGCTGCAGGCGAAGTTCTCGGGCTCCGGAAAGGATCGCGTCTGCGTTCGCAAAGGGGTGTATCTCAACGACCGCCAGGTGCGCGAGAAGCATGTGTTTCACGGGATCGACAAGGCCAACCCGAGGGCCGAGATCGTGATCGAAGCGCTTGATCCACAGCAGGGGATGATGCTTTGACGCTTGGCCAGGCTCCAACGCGCGCGCATTTGGCGCCCGACGAGAAGGTCGATTGGTTCCGCGTCATCGTCGAAGTTTGCCGGTACAGCCACACGCATTCGACCATTGCCATGGCCTGCGGGACAGCGAAAAGCACGGTGCAGGGCTGGAAGCAGGGGGCGACACCGCGCTGGGACGAGGGGGAAAAGCTGATCGAGCTGTGGTGCCAGGTGACCGGCAACGGTCGGGAAACCGTCCATCGGGTCGGCCGATACTCCTACCGCGCTTGAAGCCAACCAACCCGAAGGAGATCAACCCATGCCCCGTCCCGCTGCACAACCGAAAGTCCCCGGCGAAGTCGCCCAGCCTGAAGCCAACCAACCCGAAGGAGATCAACCCATGCCCCGTCCCGCTGCACAACCGAAAGTCCCCGGCGAAGTCGCCCAGCCTGAAGCCAACCAACCCGAAGCCGTTGTCGATCAGCCGGCCGCTGCTGCCGACGAGCAGGTGAGCGTTTCGAAGGCATCGCTCGATGCGTTGCTGGCCCGCGTTGCTGCGCTGGAAGCTGCGCCGTCGCAAGCCGCTCGCAAGGTCGCCAACCCGACCGCAAACCTGCCCGATGCCGATTCGCTCGACGTTGCCACCCTGAAGAATCCGGTGCTGACCAAGCAAGGCTGGCTGGTCCCCGAGACCTACGGCAGCAACCCGAACGCACCGAAGGCGCTCTGACCATGTGCGGCGGAGGTCCTAGCGTCAAGCGCGTGGATGCCGAGGCTGAACGCCGCAAGGCCGAGGCTGAAGCGACTGCCCGCGCCAACGAGCAACTGCTTTCCGATGCACGCCGCAAGCGCCAGCAGAAGGGCGTACTCGCCACGGGCGCCGATGTTGGCGGTGGTGTGCTTGCCTCTGGAGCCGGCCAGCAATGAGCGCCAACGCGCAGGCCATCATTCGCCGCTTGGCGGCCCTGCGCAGCATGCGCCAGCCGCATGAGCAAGGCTGGTCGGAGTGCTTCGATTTTTCGTTCCCGGAGCGCTCGCACGGCCTGAACAGTTCCGTCCTGTTGCCGCAGGATGCCCAGGCGAAGAAAAACCGCATCCTCGATGACACGGCCGCCGACTCGGCCCGCATCCTGAGTTCGGCGATTGTCAGCGGCACCACGCCGGCCAACTCGCTGTGGTTCGGGCTTGATGCCGGGCAGGAATCCGACGAGGAAAACCGCTGGCTGGACGAAGCGTCCCGCGTCGTCTTCGAGAACATTCACGGCGCGAACTTCGACAGCGCGGCGTTCGAATGCTGCGTCGATATCGTCGGCGCCGGATGGTTCGTGCTGTACATCGACGAGGCCAAGGACGGCGGTTACCACTTCGAGCAGTGGCCGCTTGGTCAGTGCTTTGTCTCGGCATCGCGTGCTGGCGGCCCGGTCGATACGATCTACCGCGAACTGGAACTGACCGCCGAGCAGATGGTCGCCGAATACGGGCTCGACAAGGTTTCGAAGAAGGTTTCCGACGCCTACCAGAACGAGAAGTACGACGAGAAGTTCGGCGTTGTGCATGCGATCTATCCGCGAGCGATCCATGCGGTGAATGGCCGGATGGCGAAGAATCTGCCGTTCGCGTCCTGCCACATCGAGGTCGGCGAAAAGCACACGCTGCGCGAATCCGGGTATCACGAATTCCCCTGCGTCGTGCCGCGTTGGATGTTGGTTCCTGGATCGCCCTACGCTACCGGCCCGATGGCCCAGGCGCTTGGCTCGATCCGCACGATCAACGACATCAAGGCGATGGAGTTGATGAACCTGGACATGGCCGCCGCCGGCATGTACGTGGCCGAGGACGACGGTGTTCTAAACCCGCGCGCCGTGAAGATCGGGCCGCGCAAGGTGATCGTCGCCAACTCGGTCGACTCGATCAAGCCGCTGGCCCCGGCCGGCGACTTCAATGTCGTTTTCTCAGCCGAGGACAGGCTGCAGGCCGCGATCCGCAAGGCATTGCTGGCCGACCAACTTCAGCCGCAGGATGGCCCGGCGATGACCGCGACCGAGGTGCACGTCCGCGTGCAACTGATCCGCCAGCTGCTTGGCCCGATCTATGGCCGACTGCAAGCCGAATACTTGCAGCCGCTGGTCACCCGCTGCTTCGGCATCGCCTACCGCGCCGGCATCCTCGGCATGGCGCCGGAATCTCTGCAGGATCGCGTCTTCACCGTGAAGTATCTCGGCCCGCTGGCCCGCGCCCAGCGCCTGGAGGATGTGACCGCCATGGATCGCATGGAGACCACGCTGATGCAGGAAGCGCAGGCCGACCCGACCGTGCTTGACCTGTACGACTTCGAAGAGGCCGCCCGCGAGCGCTCAAACTTCCTCGGCGTCCCGCAGCGCCTGATGCGCAGTGCTGAGAGCGTGCAGAAGATTCGCGACGAGCGCGCCAAGGCTCAGAAGAACCAGCAGCAGCAACAGGCCGGCATGCAGATGCAACAGGCGGCCGGCGAGGAAATGCTGAAGCGCGTTGCTGTGGCGTAATCCATGGCAACAGTCCATTCGCTGATCTGCTTCGGTGGCCTGAACGGCAAGACCGTCACGTTCACAGATGCCGGTGATATCGTCAATCTGACGGCACATGGCCTGCGCAATGGCTCGGCGGTGTTCTTCGAAACAACCGGCTCGCTGCCAACGGGGATATCAGCCAGCACGCTCTACTATGCTCGCCAGGGCGCAGACGTCAATAAATTCACCCTGCACACGTCGGCAGCAGGGGCCATCGCCAATACAGGCCAAGTCACATTCACCAGCACAGGCAGTGGCACGCACACCGTCAAGTCGTCGCTGATATTCACCGGGGCCGATCTTTCCAGATACGACAGCACGCGGGTTTATGAAGGCCTTGGCTCGTGGAACACCAATCGCGCCGGGGCTGGTCAGTTCGATATCGAGGTTGCGGAGATTGGCGAAGCATTCACGGAAACTGTGTCTGCTCAGTTGCAGATCACAATCCAGAGTGCGCAGAATCTGATTGTTTCCAAGGTGAATGACATTCGGTCGGCGGCTTGGCACAACGGGAATCACCCGGAAGGCGCCGTTCTGAGCCTCTCGCTGGACGCCGGGTACGTCTTGTTCGCTTCGGCTGGTGTTGGTGGTGCCGCCATGATCAAGCTGGCACGATACCGCGACACCATCGACGGCATCACGGTCATGAACACCTCGGGTGGCTCGGTCGGCTATGGCGTCGACCTGGACGTTCTCTGCACGCTGCGGAACTCGTTCATCTATTGCACTCGGACGCTGGCAACCGGCGTCAATCTGCGATCAGCCTTCGCCAAGGCTGAAAACAACGTCTTCAACGGGTGGAATACGGGAGCAGCAGCAGGTTCTTCGCAGTCCGGCATCGTGTTCCAGAACAACATTGTCACGAAATGCAACAACGGTTTCTCGGCGGCATCGACAGTCAAGGGGTTCTGGTACAACAATATTTCAGTCGGCAATACAACCAATTGGCCGACTCAGCCGACCGCGCTTGAGGGTGCCAGTAACAACGCAGGGCTGACAGGCGAGGCGTGGGTTACTGGCTCAGGATCGCGGATCACCATCGCAACAACCGACTTCGCCGACTACGCGAACAACGATTTTTACCCGGCTAGCGCATCATCGCCACAGGTTGAAGCGGGTGTGACCCCGTATGGCTATGTCACCGATGACGTTGCAGACCGCTTCCGCCCTGACTACATGAATGGCGGTGCTGCTGTGGTCGATGTTGGGCCGTTCGAATTCGATCATGGATACGGCCCATGGCCATCCACTGACGAGCGCGGCATCGCTTTCACTGGCCTGCTGTCCGGGTCGAAGGTCAAGGTTTTCGAGACTGGCACCGACACCGAGAAATTCAGCACCGCAAGCTCCGGCACGTCGGAGACTTGGAGCGAGGCAGTATCCGGTTCGATCACTGTCGATTACACGATCCAGAAAGCCGGATACCTGCCGATCCGCGTGACTGGAATCACGGTGACAGCCGGGCCTTCAGGCGTGCAGCCGATCCCCGTGTCGCAGGTTGTCGCCCGTTGGTATCAGGCGTCTTCAGGCTTGACGATCAACAGCAACTGCTACGCCAACGCCACGACTAAGAAATGGGGATTGACCACAACCTCGACGCTTCAGAACCTCGCCTCGTATCTGCTTGAACAGTGGATTGCGCTCGGGGATTCTGGCGAGGCGTTCGCCAATAAGGCATATCCCATTGAGGCCAATGGCCCGAATAGTTTTACCTGGCTCGACGGCTGGGAAGCCGACCTGACGACCTACGCCGATTCGATCACCAACCTTTCCCGCGACGGCATGCGCTACCTGTCGTCTGCTGGCGCGGTCACTGCCTCATGGGCTGCGCTGTTGTCCGGTGGTGTTCCGGCTGGCAAAACTGTCCGCTACCAACAAACCGATGGCGGAACGCAGTCGAACGCCGAGAACACCGGCAATATCGACCAACTGATCCAGATTTACGGCGATGCGACGCACGGCAACTTCGACCGTACCGGCTGGCTTGTGCTCAAGTTGCAGAGCGATGGTTACGACCAATCCGAGGCCGATGCTGTCGCTACCTACGGCACGCTTGAGGATCAACTGTACGTGGTCGGCTTGACCCCGACTGCCAACGGCATCGCAGCAGGAACAGTCACTGGCATCACGATCACCGATCATGGCGCATCGCCGGTGACGTGGAACAGCAAGGTTTTCTCGATCACCATCACCGATACCGGCAGTCATTCCGGCGAAGAGATCGTGCAGTACGTGCGCGGCCTGAACAGCTTCAACTATCACGACCTGGTTCAGACCAACGGCACCGAGTTCAAGACGGTGCGCGGGGTTGTCTATGGCGATACCGGCGCAACGCTGAAGGGCGTTCGCGTGGTGCAGTCGGATGGCACAACGTCGCATGCCGACTTCAACTTGCACACCGCCGACGATGGAACGACCTACGTCCCGCCGCTTCCTCCTGCTGCTGCTGAAGCAACGGTGCTGGCAGATTCACGAGTTCAGCTTTACAACGTGACGACCGATACCGAGATCGACAACGTGTTCGTCACTGGCACCAGCTACAGCTACGTCATCACGACCGAAGCCAGCGACGGCGACACGCTGCGGCTGCGGGCTTGCAAGCTTGGCCGCGAGGAAGCGCAGGCCTTCGCGGTATGGGGTGCTGCTGGCGCAACGTTCTTGATCGACCAGCCGGCCAGTGCAGAATATGCAACATGGGGCATCGATGGCTCGACAGTGACCGAATTCACCCTGGATGTGACCGGCACGGTCGAGATTGACGCCGATGATGCGGACGGCGCGACGACCAAGACCCGGTTGGGGGCATGGTACTCGCACGTCCTGACGACCGAAGACGGCATCCGCAATGCGTTCGGCGCCGTGTCCTATGTCTCGTCGGCGGCAATCCGGGTGAATGTCGATGTGGCCGACGTGCTGCTCGAAAACATCAACCCGACCACGGCGTTACGCTTCACCGATCTGAGTGTTCGACTGTATCGCTCGGACGGTTCCAGCATCATCGCTCCGACCTCGTACAGCATCCACAACGACTATTCCGGCGTTCCGGATGTGGTCGAAACCGGCGTGTCTGGATTGACCGGAGCCGAGTCGGCGCAACTGATGGGGCTGCCGAGTTCGACAACTACAGCCGCTGCCGTCTGGTCGCATGATGACGGCCATTTCGTGGCGCGGGCCAATCGCAACAAGATGATCACTGATCCGGTATCTGGCACGGCCACGCTCTACGAAGACGATGGCACCACCGTACTGGCGCAGGGCCAGCTCTACGAAGACGCCGCAGGCCTGCAAACCTACCGCGGCAAGGGCGCCGAGCGCCGAGAGCGCCTAGCATGAGCATCGTCCTGCACGGCCTTGGCGTTGGCGAGATCGACAGCGGTTCGTCGATTGTCGCCTTCGGATTGGCCAGGGATCTGGACGAGGGCGAGACCGTCGAGCAGGCCGTCGCTTCGACCGGGATCGAAAACCTCTTTGTGGTGGATTTTGGGGGCGGCCAGCGTCAGGCCAATGCCGCCGAGTTCCGCCGCTTCAAGCGCATGGTCGCCGCAATGCAGCTCGGCAGCCTGCAATTCCGCGAACGCAAGGGCAAGAAGGGCGGCATCGAATACTGGGCCGTCCGTGACCCGATGATCAAGAAGGCCGCATGAACCAAGACCAACGACCGACCGCCCAGGACTACGCCGACCTGTTCGAAGTCGACAAGCGCGGGCAGCGCATCCTCGATGACTTGATCCGCCGCTTCGTTCGCCCGCCGGTCAGCGTTGGCGGCATCGATGCCGTACTGCAGACCTATGACCGGGCAGGCCAGCGCAAGCCGCTGGATTTCATCATGCAGCAGATCAACCGGGCCAACGGTGCGCCCGATGACAACCAAGAAGGAGATTGACCCATGAACCAATTTTGGAGGCTCTTTTATGTTCGGATGGCTGAAGCGGATGCTGGCGAAGGTGGCGGGGCGGGGGGCGGTACAGCAGGATCGGAGAATTCCGGA